GAAATGCTACCCACCAAGGGCAGACTCGTGTACGGCAACGAGGACACGGAGTACATGGGACTCAGGCCAGGTGACGTGGTAGGGTTCGCTAAGAACAGAGACTATCGCATCAAGATTGACGGTAAGGAGTATTACAGAACACGCGCAGAAGATTTGCTCTATGTCGAGGAAGAAGTTCACAACGATTGATGCCGCAGAGAATCTCATGCACAGCATGGAGATCGCTATCAACAACATGATCGAGGAGATCAAGAAGCCCGTTGATCCTGACGCTGGTGGGTCCTCGCGCAAGGCAGAGCTGCAGTCCATCAAGCAGACAGCTATCGACGCCAAGGAGCTTCTCGTCGAGAGGCAGAGGCTGGAGCAGATGGTGAAGGATCTTCGTGACAACGGTGAGATCGAAGAAAAGAAAGATTACTCAGGAGGCTTTGCGGAAAGGTTTTCTAAGTAACTTTGTCTCAATCTAAATCAATTCAGTCGTGGCCAAAGTACAGGTGTCTACCTACAAGTCAAAGCGCGTTCGGCGCAAGGGCGTTCATGCTAAGACAAAGCAGTCTAAGAGCGCATCGTCAAAAAACTACAAGAAAGCTTACAGGGGTCAGGGCCGATAATCCTATGCACCTGTAGCTCAACAGGATAGAGCGGCGCACTTCTAATGCGCAGGTTCGGGGTTCGAGTCCCTGCAGGTGTACAATGTCAAACTACATATGTCTCATGGCTAAGTACAAGTGCAAGTGTTCTGACGAGATCGTGGATGCGTCAAGCGTAAAGATTAAGATGATCGACGACAAGGTCAGGCACGACATCAAGTGTGAGAAGTGCGGAGATTTCATGGACCTTCACAACCCTAAAGCGGGAGCCCCAAGCTTCCGAAGCAATCGGTATGGGCAAGTGTACTGATGAGCTCGCTCGTATCTATAAAGGGTTATGATGAGTTGGTTATCTCCATTTGTCCCAACGGTACGCAGGGTGAGGTTTATGAGATCGGTGGGCTTCTCATTGCACTTCCCGCTCAGCCGCCCGAAGACAAAATTCAAGGACATGGAAGTCCAAACCACATGCACGTGTGGAAGAGGATTCCTATGCCCGAAGAACTGTCTAGGATTCGCTCTATGGATGAGTGGGCCGAGATGCCACGTGAGTTTCGACAGAAGTTTTCTCCGTATATCGAGGAGGAGTTTCGTCGTAGGCGTGAAGGTTTTTGGTTTTACAATGATGGTGTCCCTACATATATTACGGGCCGCCACTACATGATGCTCCAGTGGACCAAGATGGACATAGGGTATCCTAACTATCTTGAGTTCCAACGTGAGATCTTTTTACACATGGCCGCCTGTGAAGCGGACCCTCGATGCATTGGCCAACTCTACACTAAGTGCCGTCGTTCTGGATACACTAATATCTGTTCTTCAATCTTGGTCGATGAGGCTACGCAGGTTAAGGAAAAACTGCTCGGCATCCAGTCGAAGACGGGTAAGGACGCGCAGGAAAACATCTTCATGAAGAAGGTGGTTCAGATGTTCAGGGGGTACCCATTCTTCTTCAAGCCTATCCAGGACGGTACCACGAACCCCCGCATGGAGCTCGCATTCCGAGAGCCATCGAAGCGGATCACAAAGAACAACAAGACATCTAACAGAGGTGACGCGCTGAACACGGTCATCAACTGGAAGAATACCACGAACAACGCTTACGACGGAGAGAAGCTACACATCATGTACCTCGACGAGGCGGGTAAGTGGGAGAAGCCTACGGACATCAGGGATGCGTGGAGAATCCAACGCACCTGTTTGATCGTTGGTAGAAAGATTGTGGGGAAGGCGATGGTAGGGAGTACGGTCAACCCCATGGATAAGGGCGGTAAGGAGTACAAGGATCTGTGGCACGACAGCGACCCAACGGAAAGAAACGCAAACGGGAGGACAAGGTCTGGTCTCTACAGACTCTTCATTCCTGCATATGAATCATTAGAAGGTTTTTTTGATGTACACGGACGACCAATCATTGAAGATCCTGATAGCCCTGTGGACGGTCTTGATGGCGATAGCATTGTTCAAGGGGCGAAAACGTTCCTGAAGAACGAGAGAGAAAGTCTCAAGAATGATCCGTCTGAGCTTAACGAGGTGACGCGACAGTTCCCGTTCAGCACCGACGAAGCCTTTCGAGACAGTATCGAGGGTAGTCTGTTCAACATCGGACAGATCTACGAACAGATTCAGTACAACGACGAACTCTTTCCTAATCCTGTAGTCAGGGGCAACTTCGTCTGGAAGGACGGCAAGCAGGACACTGAGGTTCTGTTTGACCCAGACCCTAACGGAAGGTTTAGGGTTGCATGGATGCCGCCAGCTGAGCTTCGCAATGTGAAGCGTATGGAGAATGGAAAGCTAGTACCACCGAATGCAGAGCTGGGGGTGGGGGGAGTTGACTCTTATGACCTCGATGCCACCGTCGACGGACGCGGGTCTAAGGGCGCGTTACACCTGTACAACAAGTTTCACATGGAGCACCCATCGAACATGTTTGTAGTGGAGTACGCCTCCCGTCCTCCTCTGGCCAAGATCTTCTACGAGGACGTGCTCAAGGCAGCGTTCTTCTACGGGTATTCGATACTTATCGAGAACAACAAGTACGGGATCGCTAGATACTTTGAGACAAGAGGTTACGACGGTTACCTCATGGACAGACCCGATCACCTCACGTCAGGCGGTAGCGCCAAGACTAAGACGAAGGGTATACCGTCAAACTCTCAGGACATCATCCAGTCTCACGCTCACGCTATCGAAGCTTACATCCACGAACACGTAGGTGTCAACAGGATCTCTGGAGAGTTTGGTAAAATGTATTTTAACAGAACTCTTGAGGACTGGATAGGTTACAAGATTGACAACAGAACCAAGTACGACCTTACAATCAGTTCTGGACTAGCCCTGCTTGGTGCTCAGAAAGCTAAGCCTAAGAAACCACCAGCTGATTTTTCAGACAAGGTCTTCCTTAGGAGATTCAAGGGAAGATAGGATTTCCACTATATTTGCAACTGCATGCAATTCATGACTTCGCGTAATGTACACTAACAACAAGAAGTATTCGAAGAACTTCCCTGACCCGCTAGCTTCCAGAGACACTAAGATGTCTACGGAGTACGGGATGAAGTACGCGAAGGCCATTGAGAACCAGTGGGGAAAAATCCAAGACGAGCAATCTCTTTACAGGAAGAGAGCTAAGACGTTTGAGAAGAACAGGGACTACGCTAACGGCATCCAGGACACAACGATCTACAGACAGATCCTCACGTCTCTTGACCCGAACAACGGCGATGGATCTCTTGTGAATCTGGATTACACACCAGTTCCAATCCTTCCGAAGTTCTCTCGTATCGTAGTAAACAAGATCCTATCTCGAAGCCCGTATCCAAACATCGAGGCTGTCGACCCGCTGTCAACTTCTGCAAAGAATATGCAGAAGCAGCGCATCATGAACCAGGTTCAGATGAAGGATCAACTTAAGCAGCTCAAGGACAACACGGGCGGCTTGGTTCTCGATCAAGACCCAGATCGTCTGCCTGACTCAGTCGAGGAGGCGGAGATCCTGCTTGACACAAACATCAAGACTGACGCAGAGATCGCGGGTCAGATTGCGACAGCGCTGACGCTTGAATGGAATAACTTCAACGACAGCATCTATCGCAGATGTGTGCAAGACCTCGTGTCGTGCGGCATGGCTGTGGTAAAGAGAACCAACGATCCTACGTACGGCATCAAGACTGAGTACGTAGATCCCATCAGGTTCATTCACAGCTCTACTGACGACCCCAACTTCTCTGACCTAGTGTATGCTGGTCACGTAAAGACTATCTCCATTCAGGAGCTTAAGCGCATCGCTGGAGACGAACTTAGCGAGGAACAGTACCAGAAGATCGCTCAGAAATCTAAGAGTCACAACGGAGACTACAGCAAGATGACTGAGGCGTACTACGACAGCACCCTCAAAAGAAATGTCTACGGGTACGATGAGTACATGGTGGACGTGCTTGACTTCGAGTTCATCTCTGTGGACTCTATGTTCTTCGAGGAGAAAGAGAATCAGTACGGCAACACTGGGTTCTACTACGAAGGTTTTGAGTATAAGGAGAGGACGAATAAGGGTGTGTTTGAGCGCAAGCCTCACAGAGTGGACATCGCATCTGTATACGGTGGCACGCTCGTCCTTGAGTGCGACTACCTGATTGGATACGGTCTTAAGACCAACGTCCCAAGAAACATGCACGACATCACCAGAGCTCGCATGTCATACTCAGCTGTGGCAACGAACATCAGAAACATGATGCCCAAGAGCATGGTGGAAGGGTGTATCGGTTTTGCGGACATGCTTCAGATCACACACCTTAAGATCCAGCAGTCCATCGCTAAGGCTAAGCCAGATGGATTGATCATCGACATCGAGGGTCTGGAGAATGTGCAGCTCGGTAAGGGTGGGGAGCTTCAGCCATTGGAGCTTCATGACATCTACGAGCAGACAGGTGTCTTCTACTACAGAAGCAAGAATGCCGAGGGAGGGTTCCAGGGTCCTCCGATCCAACAGATCCCCAACAGCATCCGCAACATCAACGAGCTTATCACACTGTACAACCACTATCTCAACATGATCCGTGACACAACGGGAATCAATGAGATGATGGATGCGTCAACTCCGAAGGGAGATACCTTGGTTGGCGTGCAGCAACAAGCTATCGCGGCTGGCAACAACGCTACGTACGACATCACGAATGCCTCTACTATTCTATTTAAGCAGGTGTGTGAGGACGTTGTTAAGTGCTTGCAGATTATTCCGCCAGACTCTGTCCTCATGGACATCTACATGAACGCGATCGGTAAGGAGAACATGGATGCGCTGTCTGGATTCTCAGATCTCCCCATGTTCAACTTCGGTGTTACCGTGCGAAAGGAGATGGAGGACCAGGAGAAAGTTTACTTGGAGCAGAACATTCAAGCTTCACTTGCTCAGAAGGAGATCGACCTAGAGGACGCTATTGCTATCAGATCCCTTAAGGATATCAATCAGGCTGAGAGGCTGTTGGTTGTACGACGCAAGAAGCGCATGAAGGAGATGCAGGAGCAGGCCATGCAGAACTCACAGATGCAGGCAGAGCAGGCTCAGCAGGCTGCACAAGCCGCCTCTCAAGCTAAACAGCAAGAGATGCAGATGGAGTTTGAGATGGAGCAAGCCAAGATGCAGCTGAAGACTCAGATGGAGATTCAGCTTGAAGATGTCAGACATCAGTACAGAAGAGAGATTGAACTTATCAGAGCTCAAGCCACTCTCGGATTCAAGACGGATGATCAGGACTTCAAGGAAAAGCTTGAGGTGTTCAAGGAGGAGAAGAAGGACGATCGCGTAAGAAAGCAAGCAGACGAGCAGGCTAAGCTCATCGACAAGAGAAAGGGTAGAGACCAACAACAACTAATGTAAGATGGCTAAGAAGGTAAATCTAGATGTAACAGAAAGGCTGGACATCACGTGCCGTCAAGGGGACACGTTCTCCATCACGGTTACGTTGAAGGACTCTGCTGGCGACCCGCTTACCCTTGTGACGGATGGGTACAAGTTCTCCATGCAGGTTCGTGAAAATACAGACTCAGCAAATCAGAAGGGTTCTAGCGGACTCATCCTAGGCACCAAGGACATCGGCAGCAGAGCCACCAACGCTAAGGGCCAGGAGAGTAGCTTCGAGACCTTTGTGACTGATGATCTCGGTAACCTCACAATCACTGCACTACCAAGCGTGATGAGAGAGATCCAACCAGGGATCTACATCTACGACATTCAGCAGATCGTACCTAACACTTCTACTGGAGTGGACGTTCACACAACCATCCTTCAGGGCATGTTCCGTGTCAACGGCGATGTGTCTGAGGGGATGAACTCAAGCATTGTTCGGTGAGTGATATCACAGTAACGAGCCCAGACAGCCTTGCGGTAGAGGTTACAGTTGAGGCGTCTACAGGCGTGACTGTGTCAGTACCTACCGTTTCATCTATTAGCGTAACAGAGAAGGGACCTAAGGGTGACACAGGTGAGACTGGACCTCAGGGTCCTGCTGGTATTGGACCTGCAGGAGGGACTGAAAATCAGTTTGTACAGAAGAACAGCGCCACAGACTACGACACCAAGTGGAGCGCTTACACACTCCCAGCTGCTGACGGAACTGAAAGGCAAGTTCTTATGACTGACGGTGCTGGAACCGTTTCCTTTGCTTACCCTCAGACCATCGCAGAAAACGTAAAGAACGTATCTGGAGGACCACTTCTTAAGGGTACCCCAGTTCACGTTACTGGTAGCGTAGGCAACCTTGCTGAGGTTATTGCGGCGGATGCAGCTACTAACTACCCAGCCCACTTCGTACTTGACGAAGATCTTGCTGACGAAGGCGAGGGTAAGGGTA